TCCATCGCCACCGTAGACCGCTCAGCGGCTGCGGTAGTCGAATAGACTCGATCAAATGCAATATTTGCTGTGACAGCAGGCATTTTCTATTCCTTAAGGCTAAAGCGAATCTGGGTTGACACCGGCCTCTTTGAGGGCGCGGGTAGCAGCCTCCAACATACTTTCTCTTCGATGTTGGACAACCGTACCACTCCTCGCAGAGACAGGGGCAGCCTGTCTGCGCTTCTTTGTCTTTTGTTTCGTTGCCATAGTCTTGATCTCTGCCTGCGCTACACGGGCAGCGAGACGAATGGCAGCACTTGGGTTGGTTTGCGCCAACTCGGCAAGCTCAGGATCATTGTCAATGATCTGACCAGCGAGCGGAGCAAGTTTCTGGTGATCGAGTTTCGGGTTATCTGTTGCGAACGAACGGTACGCAGAAGTCACCCTTTCTCGATGTGCAACTGGTTGCATCTCTTCGGCAAGTCTTCCAACTCCAGTCTCTTTCATTGCCTTGGCTACTGCCTGCTCGACGTAATAATTAATAACGTCGTCAGGGGACGCACCGTTTGCCATATCAGGTGGGGTTTCCTCAACCTGTTCAGGCTCTGGCGCTGGCCGCTGTTCGCCCCTTGACATCAATGCCGCATTTGCAGCATCGATAGAATCGAAGTATTTCTTTTCAAGTGTAGAAAGGCGTTGCATTCGTTTTGTGAACGCACCTTGCATACTCTTGTAGGTAGACTTCAAATCATCAGGAAGCTCTTCAGGGTTTCCATTCCAAAAGGCATCTTCATCGTGGCTATCAGACTCGCTTGCAAGTTGCTCGTCGTCACCACCAACATCGGCTACCAGTTCTCCGGTTTCCTCAAAGTTGTCCTCATTCTGGATCTCTTCGGAATTATCGGCGGGTGTCTCTGCTGTCATGGCTCCTCCAAACGCTTAAACGCGTGTTGACATTAGGAGTTCAACTACTAACTTTTGTCAAGTAAGATCGGGACAATGTCAGACGAAAATATAACAATAGAACTCTCTAACGAAGAAACCTCTGAGTGGTCTCGCCGCATTGAGGAGTCCGAAAGACTCCTTGAGGAGAACCACCTACCGCACTGGAGTGCCATACAGCGCTCTTATGCAGCCGAAGAAGATTCCGTTGGTGGCGTCAACGGGCTTGAGTACGACGATGAAGAGCGTATTCAATTCAACTTCTTGCTTTCCAATGCAAACACCATCACGCCCGGTGTTATCTCAGCAAACCCACACATCTACGTTAAGCCCCGTCGCCCAGGTGATAAGGAGTCTGCCCGCATTGCCGAGAGCGCTCTCAACTACATCTGGAGGGAGATAGAGGGCAACAAAACAACAAGGTCTGTTGTCTTAGACACGTTGTTGTTTGGAGTGGGGATAGCAAAGGTTGGCTACGACTCAAGCGACTCTTTCTACATTGAAGAGGACTACGACACTGGCCCAGAAAAGGTAGAAGGCTCAGAGGAAGACCCTCTTACCGGGGTGCAGAAAAGGCAGTTGAGGGCGTTGCTTGCATCGGAGGAGCTTTCCTTTGACGAGGGCCCCCAAGACAATCCAACCGTAAGCAGGGTCGCTCCATGGGACCTCATTATCCCACCTGGATACGCAGACCTTAAGCAGTGCCCATGGGTATGCGAGAGAATGGTTGTTCGCCTGGACGATCTTAAGCGGGATGATCGCTTTACCATCCCTCCAGACATGGAACCGGATGCTTGGCTGAGTGAAACCGTTCCGGTGTCCCTAAGCGGAGAAACCCCTCTCAACAACCTAGACCGTCCAGAGCTTCCCCCTGAGTACATCGTTTTGTATGAGGTTCGCTATTGGCGACAAACAGACGACGGCCTACGCCGGTACGTGATGTGGATGACGAAGTCCGCTGGGGTGGACTCTTCACAAGTAATCCTTCGACACATTCAAGATCCTCTAGAGATGAAGGGGTACCCATACGAAGTAATGCGCTTCGTTGATGTCCCCAACAGCTTCTACAGCACAAGGGTTTCTGACCTTGCTGCAATCAAGGGAATCTCTGACAGGCTGAATGATGAGTGGGCATACATCCTTCGCCACCACAGGCTCTCCTCCAGAAGGAAGTTTGTGACAGCGCCTGGGGCCTTGGAAAGCGGACAGCTTGCTGCGCTTCTTGAGTCTGACGAAGACATGGATGTGGCCGAGCTTCCCGCAAGCGTTGCCCGCATCCAGGATGCAATCATGCTTCTTCCAGAGGCTCCTCCACCGAGCACCACTCCAATGGTCATTCAGGGGCTTGCCAAGCTCATGTATGAAATCTCTGGAATTGATGTGTTTCAACGAGGTGGGGCTAGCCGAAAGGGCACCACTGCCACAGAGGTAGCCATTGCATCCGCAGCCACTCGTGGTCGAGTTGGAATGCGCCTAGAGGCTACAGAGCACTTTGTCTCTTCCATCTCAAGGAAGATCCTCGCCATCATCCGCCAGTATTGGGACGACGTTCGATATATGCGTATAGATGGTCCTAACGGAGAAGACGAGTTCATCTCGTTTACCTCGTCAGACATCCAGGGCTTCTACGACGTTACTGTGCAGGCAGGCTCTACCGTGCCAACAGATCCTGCAGAGGAACAAAGGGCCTTCATGGGCTTGCTCCAAACCATACAGGGGGTTGCCGCAACACTCGCTCCCCTTGTTCAGGCTGGAGCCCTTCCCCCTGACTCCATTCAAAACTTTATGGATAAAGCCTTCACCGTATGGAGACAGGATAAGCGTGCTCTTGCTGGGCCGTTGTCACAGATTCAGGGTGCAGCAATGGGAGCAGCCGCTCCACAGGCAGCAGCACCGGAAGAGCCACAGGCACAAGGGGTTGAAAGCACTGGCATGAATGCCGGTGGAGAGCCACTTGCAGGCGCTGGCCCACGAGAGGTTGCACCAGGCAGCCCCGAAGCCATAATCAACAGATTCCAAACTTAAGGGAGATAGCGTGAGAATCTACAATATGAAGTGCAACCACGAGCTATGTGGTCGCGTATTTGACTGGCACACAAAGTCAGCAATCTATGAGGTTTGCAAGAAAGACAACTTCAGGGAAGTTCGTTGTTGGTTTTGCGGTCGTCTGGGGGCGCAGAGAGCGTGGACCCATGCAACCCCAGACCTTACGGTGAAGGGGACCTGGAGCAAGCACGCCAGTCCAGAGCTTCGCGGCAAAGACTATTACGGGAAAGAGCAGCAGAAGGCACAGGCTGCCGCTGTTGGCTCTACGATGGTTGATGATGGGGAAGACCGTGGGAAGAGGGTTCCCGTTGCTCGCGACAAAACAACTATTCGTGACGAGGCCAGAGAGGTCATAACAAACCTACTGCTTGAGCATGGTGAGCTTCGCCTTGGCGAGATCGTCAAGAAGAGCGGCTTAAAGGACTACGTGGTTCACGATGTGATCTACAAAGATCCAGGCAGAATCCACAAGGTGGACAGAGGGGTATACGCCCTTACTGGCGTCTCCTCCCAGTCAGCCTCCGCTTCAACTTAACAGCGCTAGACTCGTAGTCGTCCCAGTCCTTATCGCTCCACTTGCGATGGTCTAGGGCCTTCTCCATGTCTACCTCTGAGGCGTTTATCTTGGTCATCCCCCCTGGGGTGTAATGGGATACTGCGGTCGCAATCATTGCGGCGATACAGGCATCATCATTCTTTCCAGGAGGGGCACCCATCTTCGCCTGCAACGAATCAATGCCGTCCTTGCTGTAGAGAACGGTGCGCGTGTATGCCTCCATCTCATCAAGAACCTGCTTTGACCTAACCTTCACATACCCTTCCTTAAGGGCTCGCTGCATCAGGCCAACCATCGCTGGCTTTGTCTTCCTCGTTGTGTCCCAGCCAAGCATAACGGTGGGACCACCTATTGCGTCCGTGGTGACTCGCCTATAGAGGTTCCAATACCTAGACCTCTCCAGAAGGGCGATAAGTCCTGCACCGAGGCCGGTCACCTCTGGAGCCAGGATGGCGTTGTTGTAATACAGGGCAATAAGAAGGCAAAGAGGGGCTAGCTCGTCTAGCTCAATCTTTCCTCGCCACTCTCCCACTTGCTCAAGAGTCGCAAGATTGCAGATGTAGATATGATCCCAGTCCCTACTGTTAGCCCCCTTGCTAACGTCTGCCCCAACCACATACCTAGTCCCAGGAATTGGCTCCTCCCAGATAGACATCCTCCCCTGCCCATCAGCAACCCTAGTCACCTTCGGCTTATACGTTGAGTAGAGGCGCTCTCTGCCCGATGGGTAATTAGACACGTCTTCTATCTCGTACCACCCATGGTCTGGGCAAACGTTCTTCCCTGGTTTCACCGATCCAGCAAAAGGGAGACACAGTTCGCACCAGCAGCCGTGAACCTCCCTCTGTGCCTTCACAGCATCCCGGTCAAACACTGGGGAGCCAGAAGCGCTAAAGGCCTCCTCGTCTGTGCTTGGGTACTCCTGGTGAAACCTCTCAATGGATCCACCACACTTCGTAGAGATGGTGCCCCTTCTCCACGAAAGGTTCTCAAGAGTTATCCAGTCTCCAAACTTCTCAAGTAGAGCCCGCTCCTCTACGTCTAAAGAGCCAACGAACTCGTCTTCTGAGCAAACCAGCGGCTTTGTATACCCCTCAACCAAGAACCATGGGGTGAAGTAGGCATACCAGTCAGAGTCTGGGTCTCCTGGGTACTTCTTCTTTAGCTCCATCCATGGATACGGCTCGTCCTGCCAAACCCTGGCACTCAGATACATCGTGTGGTGAAAGTCACCAGAGCCGTTACACGTTGACTCTGAGTAGGCAAACGTTCCTGGGCCATCAGGCATTGATTGCAGCGTTGCCAGGAAGTACCGCTCTGGCTGCTTGTAGAAGGCGACCTCTGAGAAGTGCGCTAGCCGAGCGGTCGTTCCACGAGCGTCTTCTGCGCTCTTCGCAGTCATTACCGTAAGGCGACTTCGTAGGCCAGCGGCACCCGTTGGTGCCCTGAAGTCCAGCTCAGCCCTGTTGTTGTACTTAGTTAGAGGCTGAAGGCGCTCTGGCAGATTGTCATAAAACAGTTTGGCCTTTGTAAAGATGCTGTGAACAGAATGGTCTGCGTGTGCAGCTATGAGGGCTACCTCGTCTCTCTTCGTGATGCACCTATGGAACATCCAGCCCTGAATATGTGTGCTACAGCCAGCCTGCCTTGCCTTGGCCTCCCAAACTCTGATGGGGACGTTGGCTTCCTCCATCTCATCAAGCATCTTCTGTCGAAGTAGCTGGCTTGTATTCAGTTCAAACGGAAGAAGCTCGCCGCTCTTGGTCTGTATGAAGAGGTGCTCCCCGGCAAAGGACGTAAAGTCATCGTAGGAGCCTGAGGTCAGATCAATCTCTGCGACCTCTGCAAACGTTTGCTGCTGTTGTCTTCTTGCCATTCTTTCTTGCCTCCGTCCTCCACTTTGGGAGGTCTCCCTTAAGCATTTTTATACTTTTCTCGTGAATCATTCTGCAGTGGTAACGGGTGCCTGCCTTCTTCCCCATGTAGACAGAGTATGCGCCATCCACCTCCCTGACCCGATCAAAAAACTTGTGCGCCTGTATCCTGCCGACACCCATCATCTTCGCCGCAGGACGACAGCCGTGGTACCCCTCTGCTGTGGCTAGCTTGAACGCCTTGTTTGGATCGGACTCACCGAAGAAGACCTTTGCCCCAGGTGGAATAGGTGGACCGATTGTGTAGATCCCATCCGCAGCAAGCCATCTGTAAAGCCTGTCTTGTCGGTGGTACCGCTGCCGAAGCTCCCACTCATAGCGCTCGTAGTCGTTAGCGAACTCCGGTATCTGTCTCGGAGCGGCGATAGCGCTTCTTTTTGTTGTATCGCTTGACTGCTTCGATGTGCTTGAGGCGACCTTCTTTGGTTTTTTGCCACGAAGAAGCCGATTCAGCGCAGCACTTTTTGCACCAGGAGTTGCGCCCGTCCTTCCTCCGCCTTGCGATTCCGAAGTCATTTATCGGGTGAACGCTTTCTCGGCCAAGCCGCTTGCACCTTGAGCAAGACTTCTCTGTAACCCCAGGGGCAATAACAGGTGGGCGCAGCGAGGCTTCCCTTGAAAGCGCAGAAACACACTTCTTACACTGAGTCCTTCTCCCATCCGAAGACCTCTTGTCCTTGTGGAAGAACTCTGCTGACAAAACCTTCCCACAGCGAGTACAGGCTTTCTCGGCCCCCACTACTTCTTCCGGTATAGGCCGTCAGAGCAGATAGTGAGAAGGCCCTTCTCGTGCCTGCGAAGCCGATACCAGTCCGCCTGTGTAATACCCGGCTCTGGAGCAGCAGCCTCCTCGACCACCTCCTCAGCAGCTTCTTCGGCAGCTTCTTCGGCAGCCTCTGTCTTCAGGGCGTCAATGGCGCTGCCGATAGCGGCGATAAGCGAGCTTCTATGCTTATCGTCAATCTCTGCTTGAAGGACAGCCTTTAGGCCGTCAATATCAAGGTCTCCCAACCTTGCTCTAGCTTCTTTAACTGTAAGTTCGCTAGGATTAAACATAGAATCCTCCAGTGGTTCTGCCGACACAGTAAACCAACAGCTAGTCTGGAGCAAGAAGCGATGCCAGTGAAGAAATGCAAGAGCGGTAGCAAGTCTGGGCGGAAGTACGGTGCTAGTGGTAAGTGCTATACGGGATCAGGGGCAAAGAAGAAGGCCTCGCGACAAGGCCGAGCCATCAAGGCGTCTCAATCGAAAAGAAAGAAATACTGATGAAAGACAAGAAGCACCTATCTGATGTTGTTGAGAAAGCCATGAAGGATGAGTCCCATGGCCCCTCTCCCTGGGCTCAGCAGAGCGGGGTAAAGATTGTGATCAACCTGGGTGGACCTCCTCCCATGCGACACCACGCACCCATGAAGCACAACTCTAAGAAGCTTGAACACAAGAAGCCCATGAAGATGAAGAAGCGTAAACCCGGTGTCTCTGGGCCTATGGAGAGCGCCCTTAAGGAGATGTACTAGTCATGCCCGGTGGATACGACGTAACTTCTAGAATGCCCTCTGGAATGGTTGGGGAGGCACTTCGTCGCCTTGGCAACGCGATGCCCTCCATGGGGGGGAGCGAAGTCGTTCCACCAGAGGGGGCCACTCTTCTTGAGCCGAGAGAGGA